GACGCTCTTCCGATCTGTAACCCTTATGAAGTCGGCGCGAGTCGGCTACTCCAAAATCCTCAACCACGTAATTGCCTATCACATCCACCAAGACCCCTGCCCCCTGATGTTGGTGCTGCCCACCATCGAAGACGCGCAGGGCTATTCGAAGGAAGAAATCGCGCCCATGCTGCGCGACACCCCCTGCCTAGCCGGCCTCGTAAGCGACGCCAAGGCTAAGGATGGCGCCAACACGATCCTGCACAAGCAGTTTCCGGGTGGAACGCTCAGCCTCGTTGGGGCCAACTCCCCCCGCGGCTTCCGCCGTGTGAGCCGCCGCGTTGTCCTGTTCGACGAAACGGATGGCTACCCACCCTCGGCTGGCACGGAGGGCGACCAGATCAAGCTCGGCATCCGCCGAACCGAGTATTATTGGAACCGCAAAATCGTCGCCGGCTCCACCCCCACCATCAAGGACTTCAGCCGCATCGAGCGCCTCTTCGCCCAGGGCGATCAGCGCCGCTATTTCGTGCCCTGCCCCCACTGCAACCACATGCAGTACCTGCGTTGGGCTCAGATGACCTGGACCGACAACGACCCCTCCACCACCGCCTACAAGTGCGAATCCTGCAACGAACTCATCCCACACTCTAAGAAGCGTTGGATGGTCGAACGCGGCGAATGGCGCTCCACAATCCCCGGCAACGGCAAGCACGTAAGCTTCCACATCTGGGCTGCCTACTCCTATTCCCCCAACGCCTCGTGGTCTAATTTGGTCGAAGAGTTCCTGGAGTCAAAGAACGACGCCGAGCAACTAAAGACGTTCGTAAACACCGTCTTAGGCGAGGTCTGGGAAGACGAATACGCCTCCAAGATCGGCGCCTCCGCCCTGCTGGAACGCACCGCCAAGGAGACCTACGAAGCACTCATCGTCCCCTCCTCCGCCCTGGCGCTCACGATCGGCTGCGACTGCCAGGACGACCGCCTAAGTCTCAGCGTGTGGGCGTGGGGCCGCGAAGAGGAGGCGTGGCTTATCGACCGCAGCAAGCTCTACGGCGACCCCTCCCGCCCCGACGTATGGAAACAACTCGACGAAGTGCTAAGCCGACCATTCCTAAGCGAAGACGGAATTGACCTGCGAATTAGTGTGTGCGCAATCGACTCTGGCGGCCACCACACCGCCACCGTCTACGCCTACGCCCGCGACCGCGCCGCCCAGGGCGTCATCGCCATCAAAGGCATGTCCACCAAGGGCAAGCCACCGATCGGCAAGGCCAGCAAGGTCGATCTCAACCACAAAGGCCAAACCTTACGCAAAGGCGCCCAAGTATTCCCCGTAGGCTCCGACGCCATCAAATCGCTGCTATTCGGCCGCCTTAAACACAACGAACCCGGTCCCGGCTACCTCCACTTCCACGCCAAGACCCCCCTCGACTATTTTGAGGAACTAACTGCCGAAAAGCAGGTAATGCGCTACAAGAACGGCTACCCCCAGCGCGTCTGGGTAAAGAAAAGCAGCCAACCCAACGAAGCCCTCGACGAACTCGTTTACGCCTACGCCTCCCTGCACCGCCTCTACCAGCTCTACGACCGCCGCACCATCTGGGAGCAGCTGGAACGCAAGCTCCGCCCCTCCCCCGACGACGCCCCCTCCCAACCCGCCCGCTCCTCCGCCGCCTTCAACGTCCTCGGCCGCTAAGCCGCTAAGCCGCAGCGCCCCCACGCTCCCACGCTCCCACGCCCCAACGCCCCTTCCCGCTTACCGCTTACCGCTTAGCACTTATCACTGCAACGCTTACCACCTAGACTTATACGAAATGCGTGCCACCGATGGCATTTCCCTCAAAAATATATGCAGGAGACGCTGTAAGCTGGACAGACGACCTCGCCGTCGGCGCATCCTCTTACGCCTATTACTTTCGCACTAACGCTGCATCGGGCGCCACAGCTTCCGGCACACTCAGCGGCAGCCTCTGGACCTTCACACTGCCCGCGCTTACCACCGCCGCCTTCGCCACCGGCCAATGGTTCTACCAAGCCGTCAGCGTCACCGCCTCACAACCACTTACCGAGCGCACCGGCGGCTTCACCGTGTCCCCGGCGCTGTCCTACGCCGGCTCACCTACCGCCCTCGATCTGCGCAGCCAAGCCCAGATCGACCTCGACGCGGTTGAGGCCGCCATCCGCGCCCTCGCCACCGGCGCCCAGGAGTACCGCATCGGCACCCCCACAGGTGGCCGCATGGTCAAACGCGCCGACCTCGCCGATCTGATCGCCTGGCGCGACCGCCTCAAAGCCGACGTGGCCCGCGAAAAGCTCGCCGAAAACGTCGTCAACGGCAAAGGCGACGGCCGCTCCCTCTACATCCGCTTCTCCTAAGCCGCCATGGGCCTCCGCACTTGGTTTCGCCGCCAGCTCGCCATTGCGCGACACGGCCGCCGCGCCTACGACGCCGCTAAGTGGAACCGCTTCACGGCTGACTTCCTCGCCTCCGGCAACAGCGCCGACGCCGAGATCCGCGGCAGCCTCAAGGTGCTGCGCAACCGCAGCCGTGCGCTGGTCCGCGACAACCCCTACGCCCGCCAAGCCAAGCGCACCACCCAAATCAACGTCGTCGGCGCCCGCGGCATCCAAATGCAGCCCCAGGTGCTCCGCCCTGACGGCAGCGAAAAGGACGAGCGCCGCAACGCCGCCCTCCTCGCCGCCTGGAACCACTGGTGCCGCGCCGACTCCTGCGACGTAACCGGCCGCCTCAGCTTCCACGGGATCGAACTCAGCATCGTCGGCGCCCTACCCGAATCCGGCGAAATCGGCATCCGCCTGGTCCGCCAGCCCATGGGCCGCAGCAAAGTCCCCCTAAGCCTGGAGCTAATCGAAGCCGATCAAATCGACGACGAATACACAGGACTTAGCGACCGCCCTAAGCACTACTGGCGTATGGGTGTTGAGCTAAATGAATGGGGCAGGCCCACCCGCTACGCAATTCTGCGTAAGCACCCTGGTGACGTTGAGTTCATCAACTACATCGGCAGTAATGAGAAGCATCTCTTTATAGATGCTGCCGACTTTATTCACGTTTTTATGCCTGAGCGCGTCGGGCAGACACGCGGCGTCCCCTGGTTCGCCTCGGTAATTACTACGTCGTGGAATCTCGGTAAGTACGAGGAGGCGCACTGGACGCGCAAGCGTGTGCAGGCCAACAGCCTCGGTTGGATCCAGACCCCCGAGCCCGAGACCTTCGGCAGCACCAACCCCGATGGCACGCCCGCCCTGGAGGACAGCAAGCGCCTCTGGAACACCGAGCCCGGTAGCTACAACTTCCTGCTCCCCGGCGAAACCGCCATCCCGCCAGACTTCGGCCCTGACGACGGCCAATACGAAGCGGTGGTCCGCACCCTCGCCCGTCGCTTCGCCGCCGGCTACGGCTGCTCCTACGAGACACTTAGCCGCGATTTTTCGGACACGAATTATAGCTCCTCACGCCTCAGCATCCTGGAAGACCGCGATCACTGGCGCGTAATCCAGTCGGTGCTAATTCAGCAGGTACACCAGCGCGTATTTGAGGAGTGGCTCGCCGCGGCCGCGCTCGCTGAGCTGCCTATGCCGATGTTCAGCGACGTGTGGACCCGACCTGAGCGCTACAACACTCCGCACTGGCAGGCCCGCGCCTGGAGCTGGGTCGATCCGGCCAAGGAAATGAAGGCCATGGAGATGAGCCGCGCCCTGCAGCTCCAAACCCACGCCGAACAAATCATGGAGTACACCGGCAACGACTTCATGAACACCATGACCACCATCAGCAAGGAGAACGAGATCAAACAAGAACTCGGCCTAAGCGGCGCTGCCCCCGCTCCCACCTCCACCGATCCACCCACAGAAACCCCAGGCCGCAACATCGAACCCCTCTACTTAGAGGGCGAGGACGAGCCCATCAACCTCCGCACCGACCTCAGCGCCGCCGCTAAGCCGCAGCGCTAAGCCGCCCCACCGCCCCACCGCCCCTTAGCGCTCCGCAGCGCCTCCGCTTATGGCCAACGTCAACGGCACCGAGATCAACCTCATGCCCACCAAGGGGATGCGGGCCGAGGCCGAGCGCTACCGCGCCTGGAAGGCCGAGGGACGCAAAGGTGGCACCTCCGTAGCAGCCCGCCGCGCCACCCAAATCCTCAGCGGTAATGAGCTGAGCCCCGCCACCGTCATCACGATGTCCGCCTGGTTCGCTCGCCACGAAGTGGACAAGCAGGGCGATGGCTACTTACCGGGCAGCCCCGCTTATCCGTCACCCGGCCGCGTCGCCTGGGCCGCCTGGGGCGGCGATCCCGGCAAGACCTGGGCCGACGCTAAGGCCAAAACCATAAAAAGCGCCACCGATAGAGTGCATAGCACACCACTTACGGCTGTCATGGACGCCACCGCCGATCAGCAACGCGAGCTGACGCCAGACCTCACAGCTCCCCAAGTTGCGCTCTATGAAGCCTTGGAGGAAATTGTCGATGATCTCGGTCAGTTTGATCAGGGCATTGGCGCTCACGGCGCTCATTACATGCCTGTCAGCCCCTTCGCCAGCGAAGGGATGCAGTGCTCCAACTGCATCTTTTATGCCGGCCCTCGCGCTTGCGAAGTCGTTGCCGGCGACATCGCCCCCGAAGGCGCCTGCAAGTTCTGGATCATCCCAGAACAGCTGCTCACCCCCCAGGCTGACGCCTCAGCCGAAAGCCGTACCGCTACCTCTGCCGATGAAGTGCGCCTCGCCGCTAAGTCTGTGCGTGACTACGCAGCCCAACGCGCCGCAGCCGGCGAGCTGAGCGAAGGCGACTTCGTTGCCTGGCAATCCAGCGGTGGCACGGCCCGCGGGCGCATCGAGCACGTCATGCGTACCGGCACCCTCGGCGTCCCCGGCAGCGACTTCAGCATCGACGCCTCCGCCGACGACCCCGCCGCCCTGATCCGCATCTACCGCCCTAAGCAGGACGGCTGGAGCGAAACCGAAACCCTCGTCGGCCATAAGTTTTCGACGCTCCGCAAGATCGAGCCCCTCGACGAACCTTCGGACGACAGCGAAGACGACGACCGCAGCCTGGAACAACGCCCTTACCCCAACGAACACGCTGCCCGCCTCTTAGACCCCGGCCAGTTCGACCGCTTCCGCCGCAAGAACAACGATTTCGCCCAAGGTATCGACTCCATTTACGGAATCAAAGGCGACGATCCCGTGCGCCTACAAGCCCTACGCTTCGACGCCGCACGCTTTACAGTAAGTGAAGCTAAGAAGTGGCTTAGCGATCACGACTACACGCCCATCTCCTTTGAGCCCGCTACAGGCAAGTCCATGGACGGCAAAATCGACATCAAGGCCATCAGTAAGGAAGTGCTTAGGCGCGAAGCTCCGCAAGGTCTCCGCGTCGAAGAAAGCACCGAAGCTGGCCTCACCTTTAGCTTCAGCTCCGAGGCGCCCGTGGAGCGCTGGTGGGGCCGCGAGGTGCTGATGCACGATGACGGCGCCATGGACCTGGCCCGCATGAACGACGGCGGCCCCTGGCTCTGGAACCACAACCGCGACGTGGTGCTCGGCGTCGCCGAAAAAGCCTGGCTTGGCGACGATCGCCGCCTCTACGTCAAAACGAAATGGAGCCCCAACACCACCGAAAAAGGCACAGAAGAATACAAGCGCCGTCGTGACATCGAAGCGGGCATCGTCCGCAACGTATCCTTCGCCTACGAGATCAACGATGTGCGCGAAGCATCCAATGGCGACATGCAAGTAGTGGGCTGGAACGTGTTGGAAGTCTCCTCAGTAAGCGTGCCCGCCGACCAGACCGTTGGCCTGGGCCGCGCACTCGACGACACCAACACATCCCCCACGCCACTTACGACGCAAGAAACAAATCAAGCGTCAACCCCTACACTAGAAACTAAGCAGACCGCCGAGCGCGGAGCTGACTTCCCCCAAGATCCTCCATCCATGGAACAAGCCACCAACGTTCAGGAGGTCCAATCCGCCGCTCGGCAGTCCGAGCGTGAGCGTGTTGCGGCCATCCGCGCCATGTGCGCCCAGCACCAGATCGGCACCGATCTGGCTGACACCCTCATCGACAACGAATCCACCCTCGACCAAGCCCGCGAAGCCGTGCTGAACCACATCGGACGCACCCGCGTCGAAGTCCAAGGTCGCGTCCATGACGACGACTCCGCCGCCCTCGGCCTCACCGACAAGGAAGTCCGCAGCTTCTCCTTCGTCCGCGCCCTCAACCACCTCATCAACCCCGGCGACCGCGCTGCCCGCGAAGCCGCCGCGTTTGAAATCGAGGTCGGCAAGGCTGCCGCCGAGAGGTATCAGCGCTCCTCCAACGGCATCGTCATCCCCAACGAAGTGCTCCGCCGCGACCTCGTGGTCGGCACCAGCACCGCCGGTGGCAACCTCGTCTCCACCGATCTGCTGAGCGGCAGCTTCATCGACCTCCTGCGTAACCGCATGGCGATGATGCAAGCCGGCGTCACCATGCTGAGCGGCCTCCAAGGCAACGTAAGCATCCCGAAACAATCTTCCGCCGCGACCGCTTACTGGGTCGGCGAAAGCGGCTCACCCACCGAGAGCCAGCAGGCAATCGAACAGGTGAACATGACGCCCAAGACCGTGGGCGCCTTCGTCGATTACAGCCGCCGCCTGCTGCTCCAGGCTTCGATCGACGTGGAGTCGATGATCCGTGCCGACCTGGCCAAGATCATCGCCCTTGAGCTGGACCGCGCCGCCATCTACGGCACCGGCTCCACCAACCAGCCCCTGGGCCTGACCAACACCACCGGCATCGGCAGCCAGACGATCAGCACCTTTGGCACCTTCGCCGAGTACATCGGCATGGAAACCGACGTGGCCACCGCCAACGCCGACGCCGGCTCGATGCGCTACATCATCAACGCCGCCGCCCGCGGTGCCCTCAAGAGCACCAGCGTCGCCGGCACCGAAGCCAAGTTCGTCTACGAGAACGACGAGATCAACGGCTACCCCGTGATCGTGAGCAACCAGCTCGGCAACAACGACTGCCTCTTCGGCGACTTCTCCCAGTTCGTCGTGGGCATGTGGTCCGGCCTCGACCTCACCGTAGATCCTTACGCCGGCTCCACCGCTGGCACGGTCCGCGTCATCGCCCTCCAGGACGTTGACTTCGCGGTCAAGCAACCTGGCGCCTTCTGCTTCGGCACCTGATCGCCATGAGGATCGAGATCCTTCGCTCAGTGATGGTCTCTGGGGAGCCGGTAAGCGCCGGCTCCATCCTTGAAGCCACCCCCGCTGACGCCAATCTGCTCATCGGCATGAACAAGGCGCAGCTCGCCCCCGAGCCCGCTCCCGAACCTGCCGTAGAGCCCGCCCTCATCTGTGAGGCCCCCAAACGGCCCCGCAAACCCACCCCCATCCACACCGCCGAGGAGGCTTGACCCATGGCCCTCATTCAACAGGCGCTCGACAAGCTTGAGCTGCTGACCTTCCACGCCACCGCCGCTCGCACCGCGACCGGCAGCGCAACCGGCCTCGACCTGCAGGCATACGACGGTGATGTCGTGCTCGTGCTCGACTCCGCCGCCGCCAGCGCCGGCACCAACCCCACCCTCGACGTGACCGTCGAGGCCAGCGACACTCTCGGTGGCACCTACGCCGCCGTCACCGGCGCCGCCTTCACCCGCGTCACCAGCACTGCCTCGCAGCAGAAGCTCGTGATCAGCTCGGATGAAACCGCCCGCTTCGTTCGCGTCACCTACACGATCGGTGGCACCAGCAGCCCCTCCTTCACCTTCTCGGTGAATGGCGTTGGCGTCAAGAAGTACGGCTAAGCCGCCGTACATCCGGGCTGCGTAGCTTACGGGCTGCGCAGCCTAATTCCTACGCACTTACGCATCGCCTGACGAGGCCCCCATGCCATTCGGATACGACAGTGGTTTTGACACGGTTTCGCTTGGCACGCTGACCAGCGCAGGCGTTACCTCCACGGAAACGGTGACCGGCGCCGACATGACCTTCCAGGTCACCGTCAGCAACATCGGCACCAACGTGGTGATCCGGTTTGAGGGCAGCCTCGACGGCACCAACTTCTTCAACCTAAGTTCCGCCAACACCGACACCACCATTACAGCCAACGGCACTTACGGCTACGCACTAAGCGGGTGCCCGGTGCAATACGCACGCTTGCGGCTTGCAAGTATTTCCGGTGGTACGCCTAGTATTGCAACGGTACTCGGTGTTAGCTGATGGCTGAGCGTCTCGGCACACAACTACAACCCAGCGGCCTGCAGCGAAGTTTGAACACCGGACTTCTACCCACAGCTGAAAATGTTGTTATAGAAACTTCAGCCGAACCGCTTGTATATGCTTCTGTATTTAGCGGCTTCTTCATCTTCGGCTCTTCAGTCACTGAAGCAGGTAGTAGCTGGCTTGTAGCAGCATGATCACCGAAAACACCAACTTATTCCTAGCCGACTTCGGCGTAAGCGTTGTGGCAGGCACCGCATCCGGCCTAGGCATTCTCGACATGCCCAGCGAACTAATCGTCGATGGCCAAGTAATCAGCACCGAATATACACTTACTTGCGAATCTTCTAAGTTTGGCGACCTACTCTACGGCTCAAAACTTACCGTAAACGGCGCCGCCTATACAGTACGCGCCAACGTCCTAATTAGCGACGGGGTGTTCACGCAGCTATCCCTACAACGCGACCTAGAAACCACGCACACCACCTCCACCACGCCCCTTAGCGCTAACGGCGCTGTGGTCTCGATCGACGACCTCGGCCTAGATCAGCTCAACCCACTGATCGACGGCGGTGCCGCCTCCACCACTTACATTGATGGCAACGACATCAGTGGGGGTACAGCATGAGCACCATCGCCCAGATCCAACTACGCACGGACACCGCAGCGGCCTGGACCGCCGCCAACCCCACGCTCCTCTCCGGCGAGATGGGCATCGAGTCCGACACCCGCAGAATCAAAGTCGGCACCGGCTCAACAGCTTGGACCGCCCTCCCCTACATCTTCGCTGACACCGACCTGGTACGCGGCCAGGCCAGCAAGATGGACGCCGATACCATCACGATCACCACCCAAGGCGTCTACGTCACCACGGGACTTACCGGCATCTTCGACACCGCATCCGCAAGCGGCATGACGCTCGGCACCACCGATACCTTCGCCATAAAGAACACAAGCGGTGCTACTCGTCTAATGCAAATTTATGGTAGTATCGACGCCAAAACCGCAAGCGGCAATAACAAAGTCCTAGGCATCAAGCTGGCCAAGAACGGCACTGCCATAGACCAAACGGAATGCCGCGCCTTCACTGGCTCCGGCAACGAGGAAGCCAAACTCGTCACCAACTGGATGATCAGCATGGCTTCCGGCGACGAAGTGGCACTGCGCATCGCCAACCACAGCGGCACCGAAGACATCGACTTTCGCCGGGGTCGCCTCGTCGCCACCGAGGTCCGCTGATGACAACCAAGCGCGAACAAATCCTTAGCGCGGTGCGGACCACGCTCGTCGGCACCGTTGGCGTTGGCACGCGCATCTACCGCAGCCGCGTCGAGCCGGTGGCACGCGCCGAGAGCGCCGCCCTCATCGTCGAGCCCGTAAGCAATGTGCCGACGCAGAACACATCGCTGCCCACACTCGATCACACACTAAACATGCGCGTGGTGATTATCGTGCGCGACGCAGTGCCCGATCAAGCCGCCGATCCCATAATCGAATCGCTACACAGCAAACTAATGGCCGACCTCACTTTAGGCGGCCTCTGCATAGACATCCAACCAGGCCCCACCGAATTTACCTTAGAAGCTGCCGACACCCCCGTAGGCGTAATTTTCAACAACTTCCGCATCCTTTATCGCACACAAGTGGCAACACTAAGCAGCTAAGTTCGCAAACTGTGCCATGTCCGCCGCTTAGACTCGACGCAGCCCCCAAGCACTTATGGCAAGAACTACAGCACCATCCGAGGATGTCCTGAGCAGCGAAGTTGCCGAGTACAGTCTGCAGGAGCTGGAACAAGAAGCTGCAGCAGAATCTGTTGAAGCGCCCGCACCTATGCTTATTGATGAGTACAGCGGCCAAGGCGGCTCGTACACCCTCGACTCCTCAACCGGCCAGCGGACGCTTATGCAGCGTACGCAGTATTCAGACACCCCCAGGTAATTCACGATGGCACTCCTCACTCGTAAGCGCCTCCTCCTGGCGGAGATCGAGGGCACCTACGGCTCCGATCCTTCCCCCACGGGCACCGACGCCGTGCTGGTCCGTGACCTCAACATCACGCCGGTCCAGAGCGAGAGCGTCAACCGTGACCTGGTTCGTCCTTACCTGGGCGCGTCCGAGCAGCTGCTCGCCAACGTCCGCGTTGAATGCACCTTCAGCGTCGAGCTGGCCGGAAGCGGCGCTGCCGGCACCGCACCCCGCTACGGCTCGATCCTGAAAGCCTGCGGCCTCGCCGAGACCGCCGTCAGTCCCGCCGTCACCGGCACCGCCACCGCGGGCGCCCTGAACAGCATCACGCTGGCCGTCGGCTCCAGCGCCACCAACGACGCCTACAAGAACCAGATCATCCGCATCACCGGCGGCACTGGCAGCGGCACCGTCGCGCTCGTCACCGGCTACGTGGGCTCCACCCGCGTCGCCTCCCTCCGCGCCCTCGCCGGCAACGTCACCCCCGACAACACCAGCGTCTACAGCATCGGTCTCCAGACTGTCTACACCCCTGTCAGCAGCGCTTTCAGCTCGGTAACCCTCTACTACAACATCGACGGGGTTCTCCACAAGCTCACCGGCGCCCGTGGCACGTTCTCACTGAACACCACTGTCGGCCAGATCCCGACCCTCGACTTCACGATGACGGGCATCTACAACGCCCCCACCGATACCGCCGCGCCTTCCGTAACCTACGCCGACCAGGCCGCCCCGCTCGTCTTCAAGGCAGGCAACAGCGGCGGCTTCAACCTCCTGGGCTACTCCGGCTGCCTCCAGTCGGTTGCCCTGGACATCGGCAATAGCATCATCTACCGCGAACTCGTCGGCTGCACCAAGGAAGTGCTGCTCACCGATCGCTCGGTGTCCGGCACCGCAACGATCGAAGCACCCACCATCGCAGAGAAGGACTACTTCACCACCTCTCTCACCGACAACGCTCTGGGCGATCTTTCCTTCATCCATGGAACGACCGCTGGTAACATCGTCTCGCTGGTTTCCAACCGCGTGGACATCGGAGCGCCCAGCTACTCCGACCAGGACGGCATCCACATGCTCGCCCTGCCCTACACCGCTGTGCCCTCCACCACCGGCAACGACGAGATCCGCCTGATCTACGCCTGAGCCACGCCGCCGCCGCGCACCACCCGCCCCCTAAGCCACGCCGCTTAGGGGGTTTTTGCTGCGTTGCCGCGTATGCGAAAAGCACCTACACTAAGCCGGTACATCCAGTAACTCATCCGAACAGCTTATGGCGTTCGTTCGCAAGAAGGTCAAAACCTTCAAGTGGCCTGTAACCATCGAAGAACCTGCTGACGGCGGCACGTTCGACTCCAGCACCTTCGACATCACTTTCAAGCGCCTGGGCCGTAAGGAGTTCGGCAAGCTCAGCGAGAAGGGCGATCTGCCCCTGCTCAAAGCCGTCGTGCTCGGCTGGAACGGCATCAGCGACGAAGACGGCACCGACCTCCCCTTCTCCATCGAAGCGCTCACCGACTTCGCCGACGACCCCTACTGGGTGCGCGGTGTCCTGAAGGCTTACACCGAGACCTTCGACGGCGCTAAGTCGGGAAACTGAAGGGTGCGGCGGAGTTCTGGGTAAGCGGAAGCACTAAGCGCGAGGAGGACAAGACCGAAGACGACGCTAAGGTGTTCGGCTTAGTCTTACCCGAAGACGCGAAACCCAAACCCGCCGCCCCTTACGAGGTCTGGGACGAAAACTGGGACATCGTAATGATGTTCCTAAGAATGCAGACGCAGTGGAACACCACCATGGCGGGCTATCTCGGCTTGAAATACGAGGTGCTGCTGATGCCTGGCGGCCTGATGGACCTATACTGCGTGGACGACCGCCTCGACATGCTGGAGGGCCTGCAGATCATGGAAACTGCCGCTCTCAGCGCGTTGGCTAAGGGGGAGGATAAGCAGGATGGCTAAGCAGATTGAGGATATTGTTGTACAGCTAGGTATTCAAGGTTTTGAGGAATTAAATAAACTACGCAGTTCCTTTAGAGAACTTACAAAAGTAACGAGAGGTACGGATGATCAGCTTGATGCTGCTCGCAAACGGCTGCTTGAGCTAAAAACCGAACTAGGAGATACCGCCCGAGCTAACAAGGGGCTTACCGATGCCTTTACTGCTTTAGTCGGCGAGGCTAGGCGCGGATCTGACGTATGGCAAAGCCTAAATAAAGACCTGGCGCAGTTGCGCCAAGAGTCACGCCTTACAGATACGCAAATCACAGCCTTGCGTGACATTATTGTCGATGAGTCAAAGGCTCATGCGCAGTCCGCAGTATCTATACGCGAGCATGTAAAATCTCTTCAAGACCTCAGAAATCAAGCTACCTTAAACGGCAAAGTACACCAGCAGCTAGGCGCAGATATTCAGCGGCTTACAGCTACCTTAGAACAGGGAGAAATAACAAACAGAAAGCATTACAGTTCCTTGACCGCCATGTTGGCGGTAAAGCCAGACAAGGTACTTAAGCAATGGGAAGACTACAATCGCATCCTTAAAGAAGGTACTGCATCCGCCGATAAGCTGGCTACGGCACAACGTCGCCTCAATCAGCTTTCTGGCGCCCCACGCATTTTGGAACGCCGCCGCGTAAGCGAATCCGCAGCAATAACACAAGACCCTGAGTACCTACGCCGTTTTGGGTTTGAAGGTGCCTCCCTGCCCGAATTACCAAATACAAACGCTGCCTACGCACAACAAATAAAGGAACTGCAACAAGACCTCGCTAACTTAGACCGCAACAGCATTCAATACCTACAAACGCTTATGCAGTTGACTGGCGTGCAGCGGCAGTCCACTGAGGTGGCACGCGGCTACGCTCAAGCGCTGCTAATGGGCGCACAAACCAAAACCGTAGCAAACAGTACACGCAATTTACAGGAAGTAGTAACAGCGTTGCGTGCAGAAATGCAGCAACTTGATACCACAACCTCCGAAGGCAGTGCTGCCTACGCACAAAACGCTAACCAAGTTCGTGTTTTAGAAAAGCAGCTTAACGATCTTGCTGGCGCATATCGTAATGTAAGCACTATGGCGACGCAGGCTGCCACAGCCGAGCAGAACGCCGCTAATAAGCGCATACGCGATAACTATCTCAACCGAGCTGCAGTTGCACGCCAGGAGCAGGCGATTGAGGAACTGGGGCGCCGTGTACGTGAAGGTGTGGCTAACACTCCTCTGCTACTACCTGCGGCTGGCCAAACCTCTGCCGCTGGTACGGGCGCTGCAATTAGCGGTGGTGCCCGCCGTCTTGTCCCAGGGCGCACTGAAGTCACGTTTGGCCCATCCGAAGGCCAAGCACCAACGAGAGGTAGTCGCGCGTTCCTCGATGAGCGTGCGATTCTACGAGGTGGCGATCTGCCTAGCGCTGCTGTAGGCGTATCTCCAGCATTAGGGGGGCAGTTAGCCGCTCAATTTGACAATTTGGGCAAATCTGCCGAACGAGCACGCCGCCCATTGCGCGATATTTACGTCGATATTGATAAGACTACAAAAGCAAGTAACGGCAGCGTAAATAGTCTGGAAGCGCAGATAGGCGCTTGGACCGAACTACGCAATGCCGTTGGCCGTACCGCACCAGCATTCGACACAGCATCCAAAAAGCTGGAGCAGCTCACGGCACAACGGGAACGCATTACCGGGGGCCGCCGCCTAAGCGGGATGCAGCTCGCCCAGGGCGTCGGTGCGGCGCTTAGCGGCGGTATCTTCGGCGGCCCCGAGGGCTTGATTGGCGGCCTCGGCGGTTTGGCCGTGGGCGGCGTGGGCGGCGCTTTCGCTGGTGCGGCCGCTGGTGCGCAGGTCGGCATGTTCCGCCAGCAGCTCGGTGGCGTCACCGACTATTCGGCCCGCATCGACAAGCTGCAGATCGCTCTGCGCGGCATCGTCGGTTCACAGGACGCTTACACCCGTGCTCTGGCGGCTGCCGACTCCGTAACCCGCGACCTCAACATCCCCCAGGAGGTTGCGATCCAGGGCATGACCCGACTGAGCGCCGCCGTCAAGGGCGCCGGTGGCACGGTAAGCGATTCCGCTTTTGCGTTCCGTGCCGTAAGCGAGGCAGTGAAAGCCACCGGCGGTAACGCCGAGCAGGCCGATGGCGCCCTTCTCGCACTCACGCAGGTCTTCTCCAAAGGCAAGGTCAGCGCCGAAGAACTCAACCAGATCGCTGAGCGACTGCCCGGCACCTTCACCCTCTTCGCCAAGGCGGCCGGCATGACCGGCCCTCAGCTGCAGAAGGCGCTCCAGGAGGGCCAAGTAGGTCTGAACGACCTAATGAAGTTCCTGCAGCTAATCAGCACTGAGTACGGACAAACGGCACTCAAGATCGCCAAGTCCAGCCAAGAAGCCGGCGCCCGTTTGACCGTTGCAATGCAAAACATGCAACTAGAGGTTGGACGCGCTCTACAGCCTCTGGGTGCCGATCTACAAAACGCATTTGCCATATTTATAACCGACATCACACCTGCCGTAGTCGCTGCTGCACAAGGGTTTGTGGGCGTGGCTAAGGCAATCGGTGTTGCCGGTGATGCGTTTATGGATTTCACAGCACCTGTACGCGATTTCTTCGCCACGGGAATGCCTGCATACCTACAGGTTGCTAAAGCGTTTTGGGATAGTATCGCCAACGATGTCTCTGCGTTCTGGACTCGTATCGGCAGCTTCTTTACAGGACTGCAAACAATAAGCTCTACCGCGTTAAAGGCTATCGGTATAGACGTGGGAGGGCTGGGAGATACCATGCAGGTAGTGGCCACTAATGTAGGTAAGTTTTGGTCTAGCATTTTTGACTTTATTAAAGGACGCTGGCGCGAAACCGTCAGCAACATGATCAACTACAGCAATCCTTTGCTGGCGGGCCTCAAACTGCTTGGAATTGCAGATGTAGGCAAGGCTGTAACAAAGGGTATAGCGGCGGGTGCTACCGCAATGTCACCTATATTTAAGCTTCCGCAGGCGCAACAGAGCACTGCAGAAAGCCCGTCCGTATTCCCCTCCCCTGCCGCAGATAAGGAAAAGGAAAGACAGGCAGCCAAGGACAAAGCCGAGAGAGAGCGCCAAGCTGCGGCTGCCGAACAACAGCGCCTGGCCAACACCCTGCTCGACCAGCAGCTCAACGCAGCGGACAGGCTGTTCCAGCACCAAATCGAGCTGGACCGTCAGCGCTATGAGCTGCAGAAACGTCTCGACGACGCCCAAGCACAGAATCGCATCATGCGCGAAACTGGTGCAGCACGCGACATCGTAAGCAACTTTGAGGATCTGCAGCGCAGCCTCCGCGAAATCGAGGAGCGCCGTGTCCGCGCAGTTCAGGATGTTCGCCTGGCCAAGCAGACGCAACAAAGCGCTGCAATACGTGCCACCTTTGCAGACCAAGGTGCAGCGGCACTCCGCGCCGGCGGTACTGGCATCAGTGCTACTGCTATCGCAAAGGCAACAGCTGAGGCAGCAAAATTCACAGGTATTGCAAACCAATGCTCTGAATCTGTTAAGAGCTTCTACAAGTCTTTAGGTATAACTCTGCCCGGTGTAACTGCATGGGCAGACACAGTACGCAATGCAGGTACAGTCATGCGGGACTGGAGTAAACTGCGTCCCGGCGATATTGTTGCTACTGGGCGTCCAGGTGATACTCCGCATGTAGGCGTGTACACAGGTGGAAATAATGTGTTCCACCAGTCTCGTAAGCGCGGTCTTACCGCGGGTAACTACCCCGATTTGGATTATTTCAAATCAGGGTATTTCGTACGTCCCACACAATCTGCCGGAACCGCGCGGATGCCCACAGGCGCTGCAGCCCAGCAGAATCGCGCAATCAGAGCGAGCGGTGGTGCGGTCATCGAGGGGCTCGACGTAAACAAGGCCGAAGCGCAGCTACAACTTGTCGAAGACAACGCAGCTAAGGAACGCGCCACGCTATTTGAGCAATTCACGCTCAAGGCTACAGATGCCCTTAGGCAACAAAACGCGACAATGCGCGATAGTAACGAACTGCAGACTCTGCGTAATCGCCTCACCCTAGAAGGCGTGCGCCCTGAGTTTGTAGACCTGGAAGAACGCTTACTCGGTATCAGGCAAGAGCAAAACCAAGCACAAACTACGTACAATCAGCTTGTTAAAGCTAACCCCGATAGAGCAGCCGAACTTCAGAGCGTCTTAGCTGCGCAGAACGAACAGTACGCCGAGCGTGCGCGGCTTTTGCGAGAAAATGCAGAAGCTGCGGAAGCCTTCAACAAGGCAATGCGCACTCGCCAAGACGAGCGCATCGGCCTCGGCCTACGCGAAGGCGCCGAAGCTTACGTCCAGTCGATCGGCACCATGCGCGAGGCCACGGCCCAGCTCGCCCAGACCGGCATCAAAGGCGTCGAGGACGCCATCTTCAGCCTCGTCACCACCGGCACCGCCAACTTCCAGGAGTTCGCCGCCTCGATCCTTAGGGATACGGCTCGCATGATCATTCAGCAAATGGTGCTGCGCAGCATCATGCAGATCATCGGCGCCATTGCTCCTGGTGGTTCGCCAGCATCGGCCCTTGTTCCTGGTATGCCCTTCAACCCTGCGAGCATCCCCGGCATGGCATTCGGCTATGGCGGAGTATTCGCCAAGAATAATGTGGTGCCCTTTGCCATGGGCGGCATCGTCGATAAGCCGACGCTTTTCCCCTTCGCCAATGGCGGTGCCGGCCGCCTCGGGCTTATGGGTGAGGCTGGCCCGGAAGCCATCATGCCGCTCCGCCGCCTCCCCAGCGGAAGGCTGGGCGTCGAAGCAGGCGGCGGTGGCAGCGGCACCACCAATGTCACGGTCAATGTTGACGCCAGCGGCAGCAAAGCGCAGGGAGATTCCGCCAAGAGTGAGCAGTTGGGCCGCGCCGTAAGCCAAGCGGTTCAAGACGAGCTGCTTCGGCAAAAACGGCCGGGCGGCCTGCTGGCCTAGGCGGTATGAGCAACCTACTGCCTGATTACACCCCCGTCTACCCCGCCACCAAGACGGTCAAACCCCGTCAGCGCACGGCCAAGCTGCCTAACTGGGGGATCGAACAACGCGCTACTCAAGGGCAGCATCAAACATTGCCCGAATGGCAAGTTAAATGGTTGCTTGAGCCCGGTGCAGCAAACACTCTTGACGCATTCCTGGCTCAACAGGCACAGACAGGTTCTTGGTTTGTGTGGACTCCGCCTGGAGCGACCCAAGGCCGTTTCCGCTGCGATGACTGGACTAAGCAATTAAGTTCCTGCAACATTTACGAAGTCACTGCCACCTTTCGTCAAGTATTTGATCCCGCTCGGCCTTTCCTTTCGGGCGCCTTCGTTGCTTACTTTACGCTCACGGGCAGAAGTACGACCCTATTCCGTAGTTACATTTTACGTCCAGGCACCGGCAGCGTAAGCCTGAGCGGTAATAACAATGCGCTGGGTGTGGCGCAGCGTATATCGACATCCACGGGAGCGTTTGTACTCACTGGCAACAATACCAGCTTCTTCAGTACGTACATTTTAAGTCCAATTACTGGAAGCTTGGCACTTAATGGTAATGACATCGCGCTGGATAAAGCACAAGGGGTGTTACTGGCCCCTGGAGCGTTTGTACTCACGGCAAACAATGTGTCCTTCAGCCTTGGCGGCGGCTCCAGTCCACCGGCCACAGCAGATGCGGCGAGTTTCTGGAGCGATTGGGCTTATTACGATCCCGACATATTCTTGTACATCGAAGAAGTAAGTGCGGATACACCACCCGTGTACTGGAACAGGTGGCAGTCCTGGATCGAAGACCCTCCGCTGCTGTTTGAGGAGTCTTCCTAAGCCTTGCTACACTGAGCACATAACGGTCCAGCGTCCCCGCCCTATTTGCCATGGCAGCCCCCAACATCAAGAGCGGCAGCTCCGTCACGACCGTCAACGGCAAGACCGTGGGTTATGCCGTCACTACCTCGATGGCGGCAGCGCTGAGCAATGGCGCCAGCAGCGGCAAGGTGCTGAAAATCAATTCGGTGTACTGCGCCAACGTGGACGGCGCAGCAACAGCCGACATCAGCCTGGAGCACTACAACGGCACCACCGGCTTTGCCATCGGCAAGACGATCGCCGTGCCTGCTGACGCTACGCAGGTGCTCGTGACCCGCGAGGCGTACATCTACTTGGAGGAAGGCCACAGCCTCCGCGCACAGGCCAGCGCCACTGGCGACTTGGAGCTGGTCATCTCCTATGAGGACATCAGCTGATGCTTGGCTTTAACGGCGGTTTAATGGGCGTCAGGCGGACGCCTACAACCAGCTCGGCATCGGGACTGTGGTTTCAGAATGAGCAGAGCGTGGCGCAAAGGGCTGCAATTTGGCCAGAAGTTACTGCAGGTGATCCCTACTGGGCAAACGTAAGCCTGCTGCTGCACATGAACGGCAGTAATGGCAGCACCACGTTTACAGACAGCAGCAGCAATGCCCTAACCGTAACTGCTAACGGCAGCACACAGATCAGCACAGCGCAGAGCAAGTTTGGTGGAGCATCGGCATACTTCGATGGAACTCTTGACCGTCTCGATACTGGAACCGGACTGGGGCCTCTTGAGATGGGAACAGGCGATTTTACGGTAGAGGCATTTATTCGGCCTGAGTCCTCAGTTACAGGCTACAAGGGCCTGATTGGGGTCGCATCAACTTACGTTAATACGCTTTACATTTACAACGGCCAACTGCTTTGGTATAGCTCAGGCACGGCGGCGGGCACTATCGCTGTTGATACTTGGTATCACGTTGCAGCAAGCCGTGAGGGCACAAGCCTCCGAACTTTCATAGATGGCACTTTAGTCGATACGTCCACAAACAGCGATGACATAACTAGCGGCGCTCGCTTGACTGTCGGAGATAGCGGATTCCGCGCCAATGAAAACTATCAAGGATGGATAGATGAACTACGCATTACAAAAGGCGTCGCCCGTTACACCGCCAACTTCGCTGCACCTACTGCGCCATTCCCTGACGCATGATGATCTACTCCCACTACACCGCCATCCCCGCATCTTTGATCTACAAGCCATCCGCTACGTATAGGATCTCTGGTCCTTACCTCTAAGCCGCCGACATGGCAACCTTTCCCGCCATTGCACCGATCCACCCCGCTCCTAAGCGGACGGCGCCTGTTAACAGCAGCACGCTTATGGGCGACGGCTACGAGGTGTCGTTGCGGTTTGGTCTAAACAATGTGCGTCCCGAGTGGTCACTGACCTGGGAAACCACCGATGCTACGTTGTTCGACGACAACCTTAACAATATGGATACCTGGGGCTACATGGACGGCGAAGCCACCACCATCGACGACTTCCTCCAAGCTCGCGCTGGCGCGGGCGAAGCCTTCGACTGGCAGCCCCCCGACACCGCCTATCCCCTACGATGGCGTTGTGACGAGTGGACCGTAGGGCACGTCACCTTCAACTGGCGCCGCATCACCGCCACCTTCCGCCGAGTTTTTGAGATCGCGGAGTAAGTACCAATGCCTGACCGCTTTCCTCTTGTTTCCGTACCTACCAACGATCCTTTCTGCGAGGAGGGCTTTTGCGCCAGCGACAGCCTTGATGACGGTGATGGTGATGATGCGTGCAATCGTGGTAGTATAGGAGCTACTGCTTTTACTCCTTTAAGTTTTTTCTACAGCGTATCACTTGATAAAAGCAAAAACAGTAGTGCTAGTACACTTGTAAGTCCGCCCGGATCAGTTTACTACTGCACTCAAGATCGGAGACGAATAACTGCTAGTTTTGTATCGGCTGTAGTTGGTGAGTATGTAGTGGGGAAGGCTACGCTTAGCAATAAAACTATAAAGTATGTCGGAGACATTAAATGGTCGGTGAGTGCGCCGGGTGGAGGTGTTACGCCGGGTGTGGGGCTTACCATCGACTTAAACTATGCACTTACTTTCAACACATATTTATTTAATGTGTTTACTACCGAATCTGACGTAACGGTGGTCAGCGGCGCTGCTTGTTTTAATATAGCAACCTTACAATGTAATGATCCCCCATTCACCGGGCAAACATACGGACAGGCGCTTCCAGGGTACGAAGCCCCTACCACCGTTGCTTTTGGAACTGGTGAAGTCAACAATGGCAGTTCCTTGGCGATTATAAGCGACCGCTATGAAGGCGCGTATGACTTTATCCCACCACTGCCGCACAGGCCGTGGTTCCAAAGTTACGTAAACCAAAGTGGTGCAACTTTTTCCACTAACCCTGCTTATGAGGCGGCTCGGAGCGCCGTAGTTAGACTGGTTCCTGTAAGTTCCGTAAAGGTCTCGCTTATGCGAGGCGGAGACAACACGTTCGCGCTTTCCATGGATCAACAAGCGGTTGGCGGAGTAATGGTGTTGCGGTATAGCGCGGGCTTTGACGGAACTAGCTTTATTGGAGGGTTTTATGGCCCTACAGTAGTGTATATCCCTAAAAATAAAAGAACAGCTACTTTTACTGTTAGACCCGGACTATACGCCAGTATAGGCTACACTGTTACATTGGAGGTATGTTTTGGCCTTCCTAATTTATATGCGGCGCAGTTTTGGCCTTTAGCACCTGACCCCGTACACAATGAAGCCTACGAACCCCCTGTCTAAGCTAATGCTTCCCTCCGAACGTCTGGCCATCTGTGCCGCTTGCCCCCACTACCTCCTTGCTTCGCACCGCTGCAAGTTGTGCGGCTGCTACATGCAGCTCAAGGCTCGCATACCATATATGAAGTGCCCTGATGGCCGCTGGTAAGTCATGACCGTAACCGCCGAGGTCCGCGAAGAGCTAGCTAAACTCAATCCCAGCTCAATCATAGAGCTGTACGAGGTCACAACCTGCACCCGCACCCACGGCGTCTGCGAGGTGTATCGCTTCCACGCCGGAGTTAATGCCAAGCAAGTCTCAGGCCACGTCATCTGGGCCGACAACATCTACTACGCATGGCCGGTCGAGGCCGAGGGTTTTGAATACACAGGCAACGGCTCCTTGCCACGCCCAAAAATCCGCATCGCCAACGTCGATGCCACCATTACCGCCGTCTTGTTGGAAATCGCTGCTTTCTCCTACAGCGCCGACTTAGCCGGTGCCCGCGTGGTCCGCATCCGCACCCTTGCTCGCTTCCTGGATGCAGTGAATTTTGAGAACGACACAAACCCATTCGGCAGCCCCGACGCCACAGCCTCCCTACCTGAAGAGGTCTACTTTGTGGACCGTAAATCTGCCGAAACAAGCGAAATCGTCGAATTTGAGTTGGTCAGTGCCCTGGATTTAGCCGGTGTTCGCGTCCCCAAGCGACAAACCATCAACAACATCTGCCAGTGGCGTTACCGCTCCCCCGAATGCGGTTATACCGGCGCCGGCTACTTCGACGAGAACGACAACGCCACACCCAACGAGCTGGCTGACGTTTGCGGCAAACGCCTTACCAGCTGTGAGGCCCGTTTTGGCGCAAACGCAGTGTTGCCCTTCGGGTCATTCCCCGGCATCGGTCAATACAGCTTCTAATGAACGAGCTAAGTCGCGCCCACGCTTTACAGCACGCACTCCAAGAAGTACCACGCGAGGCATGTGGCCTTGTAGTTGTTGTCAAAGGGCGTGAACGCTACATACCCTGCCGTAACATCTCAGCCGAGCCTGACGAGATGTTCATACTTGACCCCGAAGCCTACGCTGCCGCCGAAGAGCTGGGCGAAATCACCGGCATTTTTCACAGTCATCCGAAAACTCCGGCTGCACCCAGCGAAGCCGACCGCACCGCTTGCGAATCTTCCGGCCTTGCCTGGTACATTTGCAACCCCCACATGGGCGCGTGGTCCGAACTCGCTCCATGCGGTTACAAAGCCCCCTTAATAGGACGCCAGTACGCATGGGGCGTAGCAGATTGCTGGACCCTGGTTCGTGACTGGTACGCCGAAAACGGCATAACATTGCCCGACTGGAAACGTCCACTAAGCTCTGAAGACTTTGTAGCCGCGCCCATGTTCGACGATTGCTGGGCTAACGCAGGTTTTACTGTCATACCTGAAGAGGAACCACTGCAACGAGGGGACGGACTACTCCTGCGTATAGACGGCAAAGGTCTTGATCACTGCGCCGTCTATGTAGGAGATAACCTAATCCTTCACCATATTCGTGGGCGTCTTAGCAGTCGTGACATCTACGGCGGCTGGCTGCAGCACTGCACCGGCAGGCGCCTTAGGCACTACGATTGGGCTAAGCTCCAGTCCACCACACCATGAAGACCATCAAGGTCTACGGGCAGCTAGCCAAAAAGCTGGGACAGCGTGTATTTCACGCGGAGGTCGAAAGCGCTGCCGAAGCCGTACGCTTTTTGATTAGTAACTTTCCCTGCCTGGAACGCCATATGGCCGACCAGCATTACCGCGTAAGCACAGGAAAGCACATACTTACAGAGCATGAACTTCACTATCCCGCAGGCGATACAGAAGTCATATCACTTACACCAGTAATTGCCGGTAGTGGTGCTGTAGGCCGAATTATCGCCGGCGTTTTGCTGATCGCAGTCTCATTTTTTATCCCCGGTTTAGCCCTATTTGGTCTAGCACTAAGCCCTGTGCTCCTAGGTATAGGTGCTAGCTTAGTTCTGGGTGGTGTTGCGCAGTTGCTCTCTCCCGTACCAAACGCTAATCTAAACCTAGGCGGCGAAAAAGACCCAAAAACACAAAGTTACAGCTTTTCAGGCATTCAAAACACCAGCCGCTCTGGGCTGCCCATTCCAATAATTTATGGCGAAGTTGTAGTGGGCAGCATTACGATCAGCGCTGGCACTACAGTTGTGTAAGGCGCAACAGTGGAGCCTCCCCTACAATGACACATCAATTAGCAGGTTCAGGTGGTGGCGGCTGTTTTATCGGCTCTACCCTGATACGTACTCCTGGCGGAGAACGGCGTATAGATTCGCTGCAGAATGGCGACCACGTTCTTAGTTTTGATGATCGTGGTAACTACCATGAAGCTGCAATCTTAAAGGTACATGTACATGAAAACCACCCCGTAGTCCGTTACTGCATCTGGGGTGGTACGTACCTAGACGCCACCCCCAACCACTGGGTACTAAATCAGTTCAACGCATTTGTAGAGATCGGCACGCTGGGTGACGACGATTGCCTTGTAGATGAGAACGGGCATCTACGCCCCATAGTTAGCCGCGAATCCCTACCCCTAAGCACCGTTTATAACCTGACAGTTGAGGGTCACCATACCTTCGTAGCAGGATCAATCCGTGTCCACAATGCCGGTCTCGGACCAGGATTTGTGGTCGGTTCCGGTGGTGGTGGCGGTAAAGGCGGCGGAGGGTCTTACACCCCCACCACGTCGGAAGACTCCCTAAACTCGACTGCTTTTGTCCAGTTCGTAGACCTTATAGGCGAAGGTGAAATCGAAGGTTTCCCCTCTGCACGCAATTTCATTCGTGATACACCGACATACAACACAGCTTTGCTTAAAGATATTTACTTTGATAAAACTCCCATTCTACGTGCGTCCGCGAGCATTACAGCTCCTACCGCCGCTGACTATAATTTTAATAATGTTACGCTGACTGCGCGGTATGGAACAGGAAATCAAACCTACATACCGGGTTTTGATAGTGCTAGAAACGAAAGGAGTGTTGGAGTAAACGTAATAGCTAACGAGCCTGTAACTAGGCGTATTACAGACGCTGATGTAAATAGAGTTAATGTAACCCTAAACTTTACTGCTCTCCAAGAAATCACAGATAAAGGCGACATAATCGGCAGCTCAGTACACTATCAAATCCAAGTGGCGTACAATGGTGGCGTTTACACGCCTGTAGTAGACTTCAACTTAACAGGACGAACAGGCGATGCGTACCAGCGCAGTCATATTTTTGGTATAAGCGGGGTGTTTCCCGTAGACGTTAGGGTTGTGCGAATCACCCCTGATTCCACAAATCCTAAGGTACAAAACTCTTTTACGTGGCTAAGTTACACTGAAATTACGGACGCCAAGTTATCATATAAGCATTCGGCTTTGTTAGGTATTCAACTAAATGCAAAAGATTTTAGCCGCGTACCTCTCCGTTCTTATCGTGTACGAGGTCTACGAATAAAGCTACCAAGTAATGCCGTTGTAGACTACGAAAATGGTCGAGTAACTTATGTCGGCATCTGGGATGGTACGTTTGGCGCCGCTGAATGGTGCTCTGATCCCGCCTGGTGCTTATGGGATTTGCTCACAAATTGCCGCTACGGTTTTAACTTAGCTGCGCGAGACCTGGATAAGTTTAGCTTCTACCAAGCCAGTGTGTATTGCAATGAGCTTGTAAGCGATGGGCTAGGCGGGCAAGAGCCTCGTTTCTCCTGCAATGTATCAATACAGAATTTAACAGAAGCCTATAAACTCATAAACGATATGTGCTCGGTATTCAGAGCCATGCCCTACTGGAGCGCAGGTTCGATCATGGTCGCACAGGATCGTCCCACCGATCCTGTGTACCTTTTTAATCAAGCTAATGTCACTGAAGAAGGTTTTCAATACACAGGCAGTAGCCTAAAGACTCGCCACACCGTAGCCGTAGTCGGATACCTAGACCTAGAGAACCAGGAAATAGCCTATGAATCAGTAGAGGACACTGAAGCTATCGCCCGTTACGGCGTAATCACAGCGGAAATAACTGCGTTTGCCTGCACTAGCCGTAGTCAAGCTTATCGACTGGGCGAGTGGCTGCTTTATACAGAGCAGTACGAGAACGAGACCGTAACCTTCAAGACATCTATAGACGCCGGAATAAATGTTCGCCCTGGCATGGTTATTGCTATATCTGATCCTCAACGCTCAGGCGTTCGACGCGGCGGCCGTATCGCAGCCGCCACTAGCACATACATAATTATCGACGAGGTTGCTGCGACTAATCTTCCTGTGGGCGGCTCCCCTACAATACTTGTAGCACTGACAGATGGTACTATTGCCACAAAATCTGTAGCCGGCGTAAGTGGCGATAGAATTACTATTTCTGGGGTATTTGATGTACCTCCCTTAGCCGGCGGCGCGTTTATTTACAACGACAATAGCATGTCTTCTACCACTTGGCGCGTACTTGGAGTCCAAGAACAAGACGGCACTACTTACGTTATAAATGCCATATCGTATAACTCTAGCAAGTACGACTACATTGAAAGAGGTCGTTCGCTTGAAAGAAAAACCTATCTACCCCTAAGCGTACCTGCTCCCACAGAACCTACGAACGCAAATACAACAGTCGCGGTTTACGAAGCTGACGGACAGATACAGAACAAGCTAGTGGTAGACTGGCAAGGAGACCCTACGGCCGTCGAGTACGAAGTTCGTTACAGGACTGTAAGCCAATGAGTTACAACTGGCAAACCTTTAAGACCAACGCTCCAAGCGCGGAAATTCCCAACGCCGCACCTGGCATCTACGACATTGAAATTGTTGCAATAAACGGCATCGGAGTTCGCTCAGGCGTGACCACGCTTAGGCAAACGGTCTTTACTCAAGTAACCGTCCCACCCGACGTAACCGGCGCTTCAATCACGCCGATCGACGAAACCACGGGGCTGCTCAGTTGGGCTTCAACATCAGACGTTAATGTTACAGTAGGCGGCGGTGTACTTATTCGGCACCAACCTGTAATGGTCGGAGCTTCATGGGAGGCAAGTACACAGATAGTCCCAAACGCATCAGGCGCTCAAAACGCAACCATCGTCCCACTCCTCCAAGGTACATACCTCCTAAAGTTTACTACAAGTGGAGGTATTCGCTCCGCTGATGTTTCCACTACATCCGTAGACCTACCTCGCCCTCACCCGCGTCTAGTCGTTTCGTCCATAGTCGAAGATAGCTCAGGCTTCCCTGGCACCGCTAACGGGCTTTACTACAGTGCTCAACGCGGCGGGCTCATTATTGACAGTGGCACGCTATTCGACACGCTCGCACCAGACGGCAATTTCGACGCGCTAGGCACCCTCGATTCCCTAGGCGGTGTCAACCCCAGCGGCGAGTATCTATTTGCGTCCTCTATCGACCTCGGTGCCGTCTACGACGCAAACATAACCCGCCGTCTCGCCATACTTCCATTCAACGTAGCCGCACTCTTCGACGACAACCTCGGAAACTTAGACACCTGGGGCGATCTAGACGGCATCGACGTAGCTGACACAAACGTGCTACTTTACGTGCGCAGCACTCCTGATAATCCTGCGGGCACTCCGACCTGGGGCGAATGGCGGATCTGTACCAACAACATGCTCCGTGGACGTGGCTTCCAATTCAAAGCGACCTCTTACAGCGACCAGATAAGTCAGAACACAATTATCAACCAACTCGGCGCTATCATTGAGCTACAGCAACGCGTAGAGCACTCCGCCCAGCTAACCAGCGGAGCGAGCACCTACACCGCTACCTTAGCTAGTGCCTTCTACGACACGCCCGCTATCAATATCGCTGCACTTAACCTGGCGACAGGGGATTACTTCACAGTGTCCGCCGTTACCAGCACTGGTTTTCAAGTAGGATTCTTCAATAGTGGGGGCACCCCGGTAAGCCGCCAATTCACCTACACAGCTGTCGGTCACGGCAGGAGGATCTGACTCAATGGCTCAGCACGACTACGTAATCGACAACGCCAGTGGCCCCGCAGTCCGCGCCGACCTGAACAATGCGTTAAGCGCCATCGTCACCAACAACAGTGGTGCGACTGCCCCGTTTATCACCTACGCCTACCAGTGGTGGGCCGATACCACAACCGGCCTGCTCAAAATTCGCAACGCCGCCAACAGCGCCTGGGTAACAGTCGGCACCCTGGCCACTGTAAACCTCGGCCTAGTCGTCGCGCCGGCCGCCGCTGGAACGGCAGATCAGGTGCTGGCGACTAACGGCTCAGGCGTAAATAGCTGGTCCGACCGAGCACGCTTAGTCCGTGCCACCTCACAGGCCAGTACATCTGGCACAGCAGTGGACTTCACTGGTATCCCTACCTGGGTAAGAAAAATCAAGGTACTGCTTAGCGGCGTTAGTACGAGTGGTACTAACAGCGTTATTGTCCAGCTAAACACCATAGCAACTGGTTACCTAGGTGCATCCAGCGCCAGTAGCTCAGCGGTTGCTACAGCCGCCCTTTCCACTGGTTTTAGGTTCAGCTTTGACACTGCCGATACGGCTGCGGCTGTAAGACATGGCGAACTGAGTGTCTCAAACATTACAGGTAACACTTGGACTGCCAGTGGAACCGCGGCACTTAGCAGCAGTGCTGTGACCTCGACAGTGGCCGGCACGCTCGCACTGGCCGGCGTCTTGGATAGCGTCCGCATTACCACCATCGGCAGCACTGACACCTTTGATGCAGGTACGATCACTATCATATACGAGGGCTAGACCGCGTAGCCCTAAACTAACTACATACCTCACCGGCACGCCTTACGATGGCCACCTTCAATAAGTTCAACTCCTTCGTCGAGGCGCTTGCCGAGAAGGTTCATAATCTTGGCTCTGACACGCTAACCGTGGCGTTGACTAATACGCTGCCTGTTAACACCAACACGCAGCTGAGCAACATTACGCAGATCAGTTACACCAACCTAAGTAGCCGCGTACTAGCCGGTGTGACTTCGGCCCAAACAAGCGGCACCTACAAGTTGGACGCCAACGACTTGGTGCTCACAGCATCGGGAACGGTGGCAGCATTCCGCTATGTAGTGCTCTACAACGACACTGCCCCTAATGACGAGCTAATCGGCTGGTACGACTACGGCGCCACTGTGAACCTACTGAGCGGCGAGACCTTCACGATCACTTGGGACGCTGCTGGTATTCTTACGTTAGCGTAAGTACACCCAGCATTACACCGCCACATACTTATGGCCGTCAAAGCTAAGACCGGCACCGCTCGCGTCGAGCACGTAGCAGGCAAGCCCAAGCTCACCCGCCAAGGTCAGGGCCAGCACAGCAAACCCAACCACGGCCGAAAGCTGCGCCGCGGCCAAGGTAAGCCGTAGCGCTGCGCTACAGCGCCGCCGCTGTGCAGAGCCACTGCCTATGCAAGCCTTGCGGGCTAGGCTGCCTATGCGACACCCCCTCTTATGGCCGCCCCTACTCCCGAGCAAGTAACCGGCATCGTGGCCTCCTTGCTGGCCGGCTCCGAAATCCTCAGCCTGCTGCCTGGCGTCAAGGCCAACGGCTGGGTTCAGCTGATCCTCGCCGCACTGCGCGGCATCGCATCCCGCAAGCGCTAAGCCAATGGGCGAGCCATCGCACGGCGAGATCCTCCGCGCCATCGGCGTGCTGGAGGGCCAACTCAAGCAGCTGCTCGACGCCGCCATAAGTGACAAAGGGGAGCGCAGCAGCTTGGGCGTTCGTGTTGGCCGCCTTGAAACGCGCATGGCGCAAGTAATCATCCTCGCAGTGGTTGCTGCAATGCTCAGCCCCATCATCTGGTCTGAGATTAAAGGCGCCTTTGCTTACCGGCAGCCTATGCCCCAACACATGCACCGCCCATGACTTCCGGCCCACTGCGTTTAGTTGACCTATTCAAATTTTACCGCGGCCTTCCCCACCAAATGGCCGCCATAAGTGAGTTGGAAGCGGCCATCAACAAACGCGCTCCCCAACTCCTAAGCCGTGATCAGAGTTGGTTCAAGACCTGGAGCGTCCCAGGCAAGCAGACCGACCTCGCCGATGCGATCCAGCTAATCAAGGAATTTGAAGGCTGCCATCTTAGCGCCTATCCTGATCCGCTGAGCGGTGGTGATCCTTGGACGATCGGTTACGGCACAACACGCTATGGCGCTGGCGACCCCGTAAAACGCGGCGATAAGATCAACGTAATCGAAGCCGATATGCTTCTCCGCTTGGAGGTGGACCGCATCGCCGAACGCCTCCGCTCCACCATCCCAACCTGGAACGCCTTAGGCGACCCGCAACGCTGCGCACTTGTAAGTTTCGCCTACAACTTAGGCGCCGACTTTTACGGCAAGCCTGGGTTCGACACCATCAGCGCAGCGCTGCGCGACAAGGACTTCGCTGCCGTACCAGCGGTACTGCTGCTCTACCGCAACCCTGGCACGAATGTCGAAGCCGGCCTACTGCGCCGCCGTAAGGCCGAAGGCGCACTATGGCAGAAGGGCACCCCACAACTGCAACAGCAGGGCATCCTGCTGCGCGTTTCTTACGAGGCGCAGAACGACAACGGCCCTACCGGCTACCGCGAATGCTTCAGCAGCAGCGCTGCCATGGTAAGCCGGTTCTACGGCAAAATTGCCAACGATAATGCCTATAACAAGATCCGCGCCAAGTACGGCGACACCACCGACGCGCAAGCGCAGATCAAAGCGCTGCAGTCCCTAGGGCTCAACGCGCGGCTGCGCACGAACTGCAGCCCTGCCGTGATCGACACTGAGTTGGAGGCAGGGCGCCCCGTGATGGTCGGTTGGCTGCACAAGGGGCCTGTCGGTGCGCCTACCGGCGGCGGCCACTGGAGCGTGATTATCGGCGCAACCAGCGGCGCCTACATCCACAACGATCCGAACGGCGAGGCCGACATGGTGAACGGCGGCTACCTCAACCACACCAAAGGTGCCGGAATCGCCTACAGCCGTAAAAACTGGTTGCGTCGCTGGGAGGTTGATGGCCCCGGCACCGGCTGGGCAATGCTTGTAAGCCACGCCCCTTAGGCTAAGTACACACGGAGCCCCGTCTTGTGAACATCACATCTATACGCAAGACACCGGAGCTTCTAGAGCTGCGCATCCCCTACACAACCTTTAGCGAAACAGCGACATTCCTGCTACTTAGTGACATCCACTTAGACAACCCAAAGTGTGACCGCAAGTTGCTGAGCAAGCACCTCGATGAGTGCCGCGCCCAGAACGGCCACGTCCTTATGTTCGGAGATGTGCTCTGCCTCATGCAGGGCAAAAAAGACCGCCGAGCCAGCAAGGGCGACATTCGCCCCGAACACCTAGGTGGCAATTACTTTGACCTCGTATTTAGTGAGGCAGCGGAGTTCTTCAAGCCGTGGCAAGACATCATCCTTATGGCAGGCGATGGAAACCACGAAACCGCTGTAAGCAACAACCAGGAGATCGACCCTTTAGAGAATGTTGTGCGGCTGATGCGCAACAACGGCAGCAACATCGAACACATGGGCTATCAGGGCTGGCTGAGGTTCAGCTTTACGCAGGACGGTAACAGGACAAGGCGCTGCATGTTGTTCTTCCATCACGGCGCATGGGGTGGCATCATCACCAAAGGCACCATGGGCGGTGGACGCTATGCCTCAATCGCTCCAGACGCCGACATCCTCGTGAACGGCCACAACCACGAGCGCAGCGTCGTCGCACACTCCTGCTACCGCGTCGATCAGAACGGTCGCGCATGGGTGGAGCAGCGCTGGCACGTCCAGTGCGGCACCTACAAGCAGGAGTTCGGTGGCACCGGCGGCTGGGCCGTGGAGCGCATCGTCATGCCAAAGTCACTCGGCGGAATCTGGCTTACACTGCGTCCACGCACTCGCGGGGGCGTTGAAATTACCTGCACCCCCACCGTATGAGGCAGTACGTCCTAGAGATCGAGTACACAATCGTCGTCGAAAGCGAAGACGACGATCCCGAAACCGTAAGCGACGACTTCGCCTCCCGTCTCACAGAATTAGCTCCATCAAACGACCATATCTTAGGTCTCTCGGTCAACACCCTACCCATCCCGGAGTTGCGTGGATCATCAGATTGATGGCACATCTCTCGTCCCCAAGCGCTCCGCTAAGCAACGATTTAGGCAGCAGATTTTTGAGGCATGGCAGCACTGCTGCGCCTATTGTGACGCCGCGGCCGACACCTTAGATCACGTCAAACCACGGCATAAAGGTGGCAACACCGTCGTCAGCAACTTAGTTCCTGCGTGTCGTACCTGTAACCGCAGCAAGGGCAGCGAAAACTGGCATGACTGGTTCAGTGCTCAATCGACCTGGACCGTAGCACGCGCAGCAAGGATTCAGGATTGGTTGGACGACTAAGTAGGTGTTGGTAAAACTCAACGGCTTTCCAATCCTCCGCGAAGTTGCGTTCCATCCCGGCATAGCTCACGCGCCACACCGGCGCACCAGCGCCTTCTATGTGTTGTAGACGAGGTAAGCCCATTGCCTTAGCATAAGAGCTAAGCCTTCGTGTTCACAGTGTTGCTATGGCCAGTGAAGATGCTGCCGTGCCTTCAATGCACTGGCTTGTACCACAGCTCGATCTGCAAACACAACTGCGCTTAGAGCTGGACCGCCGCACCGCCGTCAAGCTAAGCCGCGACGAACTCTCAGTCCTAGTAGACAAGCTAGTTGTTGACTGGTATCACCGCAGCGCTCTCGTTGACAACCTCTTAGGGCGCATACGCAGCATGGAGGTCGAAATGGCCCTGCTAATGGCGGAACCAGGCCCCGCTGCCCCGACCGAAGAGCATTACGAGTGGGCCGCCGACCTCTTACGCGATTTGGGCCGCTAAGCCGCGCCGCTTAGCGCTACTTATCAAGCCAAAACGCTACACAATCCTTGGCGTGCTTACCGCCGCTGCGCTTGCCCTCGGGGAAGCCCAAGCCGCACGACCCCTCGACGAACTGCCAGTGGATGCACTGCTGGCAGCGCGTCTTCCCGTTCGTAGCCACCAGGGCATCGGCGTAGAGCTGCTCGGCCTCCATAAGCGCCGTCTCCAGTTCCGTACCACGCAAAGGCAGCTCCAGCACGCCCTGCTTCGTCCGCAGCCGCAGCATCCACCCCTCAGCCTGGGGGATCAGCACCATCCTGCCCGAGTGGTATCTGAGAGACGGCATGAAGCAACTGCTCTAATGTTCCATCGTTCTCAATATAACGCGCAAAATGGGGCCAATCATCTAGGCTTCCCTCGGAGGCGTGCGTGTGCGTATTAACCATCCCTTTACGAGTAATCTTCCACATCTCACCCCCTAAGCTGCGGATCAGCTCTGCTTCGTTCTCAAACCTTACGTCATCCACAACAACGTACTCGTGGCGCTTAATGCGTGCTTGCCATACACGCAGCCACACATCAGGCGCTATGCAGGTTCTTCCCCATTCCGTGCCCAGGGTTTGCAGCAGGTGGCGCGTACTCACCCCTAAGTGGTCGAGCACAAGCTCCTTGTCGGAATACAACCGCTGCGCAGCTTGCTCCGGCGTATAGCCGATACTTACAAGCAACGGAAACACCATTTCCTTCAACGGTTCTGCGAAGGGCACCCGCACAAACACGCTGCGTTCCAGCGCATGACTCACCGCCGTCTTGCCGCTACGAGGCGCAGGAGAATAAAGCCCAATAAGCTTAGTCATACAAGCCTCACTGATTTCAAACGCAGACGCATTTTAAGGTGTGCAGCCTCGATGCGCTGCCTGATGCGTTCTCTTGAAACATTATCCTCAGCTGCGATGCTCGACAGTGACATCGGTTCGCCGCCATTAAGCCCGTATCTGCGTTGGATCGTAAGCAGTTCGCCTTCAGTTAGACAGGCGAGGGCGATTTGGAACATCGCCTGTTTTTCATCCTTCTCCATGCAATCCTTCTGCCTATCCAGCGAATCGGTGTCAGGGATAAGCTCCAGGATTGGGCTGCCCGTCTCACTTACCAGGGCATCGAGGCTGCGATGCCAGGCGTTCCGGGCTAGAAGCGTCTGCATGTGCGCAACCTCAACATCTGCCTCTGCCGCCATCTGCGCAACAGAAGGCATTTTGCCGTGCTCCTGCAAATGCGCCTTCTGAAACCGCACCACCTTATATACCTTGTCGAGTCCGTGCTGCGGCACACGGATAAGCCGCTCCTTAGCGTCAATGCCCCGCGTAATTGCCTGCCTTACCCACCAGTAAGCGTAAGTGGAGAACTTGTAACCCTTACTGCTGTCGAATAGTTCGACTGCGCGTGTAAGTCCGAATGCACCTTCCTGTACTAAGTCCATAAGTTCCATGCCGCTGCCATTCAGCCGCCGCGTGTACTGCTTAGCAACACTGACAACCAACCTAAGATTGCAGTTAATCAGCTTACGCTTAGCGCGTTCAGCCACCTTAAGTGTGCGCTTCTCTTGAGCACTAAGTTCTTGCTTATCGGCTAGGGCAGTGCCGCATTCGATTTGACGCGCTAGTTGAATCTCCTGCTCTGCTGTAAGCAGCGGATACCTAGCGATTTCGTTTAAGTAATCCTTAACAGAGTCGGTCATAAGCTTGATGGGGATTTGCGTAGGTTACCAAGCAACGCGGCTAAGCGCTGCAGCTTACTCTTGGCCTGGTTCAAGCAGCTTTACAGTTCGTCGCCTTCCAGCCTTTTCGATCCACCGGAAAGCATCGCTTGGTAGAAGCAGCTCAGGCGCTTGGAGCGTGTACCAGCGCTGCTCACACGCTTGGCAGTGCCTCCTCCGCACGATTTGATCACCGTCGGCATACGCCGTCATGACAACGCTATTGCGCTGGCACGCACATCCTGGGCATCGCATAAGCGTTAAATTACCGTCTTAGTGTTGAATTGGGGGTCTGATTCGTCCAGACCATGGGCCAGCGGGTCGAACGAGCCTTCGACATTAGCATCCCCAACAGGCGCTGGAACGTCCCCCTTCCTCTTAGCGTCCATGTCCGCCAAGCTGCTAAGCCACGAGTCCAGCGATTCGCGCATAGGCAGCCCTTTTGCGATGCTTAGGAAGCGGCGCAGCTCCTTTACGTCGCGCACAAACACCGAAGTACCGCTGGAGTAGGCCACGTAGGCCCTACCGTTGCCGTCGCGGTAGGTTTCAATGAACTGGTGCGGGCTGAGCACAAGTCGGTCTCTCTTCATAGCCAGCTCCAGTTGCGACCGCTGATGGCTTTGCCGAGGGTACTTCGATTTACGTTCCAGGCGTCGGCCAGGTGCCCTATAGAAACTTGATGACGCGCTACGGCTTTCCGTGCAAACAAGACCTGCTCTTCTGTGAGCCTGGCGTTGTAATTGCGCCCGCCCCTGGTGTGCGTGTCGTCCCTAAGCTTGTCCGCAGCGCAGTTTTCTGACTGCGTTTTGTAGCTCACATTAGCCAATGAGTTGTCGTCTTTTCCTGCCGGCCCATGCGCCACCACCATGCCGTCTGGACGCTCGCCAATAAATGCCTTGGCAACAATGAGGTACACCCGTGTTGTGGTTTTCTTCCCATCCTTTGAAAGGATTACAGCAAGGTATCCTCTGCCGTCGCGGTTTTGGGACATCACACGGGCAGAAACTGTGCGAGTCGCGTTTCCTTTTGTTAGACAAGTCCTGGGAAGGCTCCGCACCCTTCCGTGATCGCTTACCTCATACAGCCCTTCGTATCCCACAACGGGGCGCCACTGCTCTAAGTTTTGATCCATCAGCCGTTTGTGCGGTTGGTCATGGGGCAGGGTGTTGACGCACCGCTGCCCTTCAATTTTATCTTGCTGGTTTTTACAGACTGGTGCAAACTAAGCCGCAGTGTGTCGCGCTTCACTGCTCAGCCTCCCGCTTAGGCACCGGCTCGACAAGGGGCGCTTTCCAATCGCCGCTTTGCAGATCAATAAGACAGTCGCGTAGTTTCGATTGGCAATCTTGAGCTTCTTCTCCAATCTTGGAAAGTGCGTCATCGGCAATATCAACAAGCATGGCAGCAAAAGCTCGCAATTCCTTGTGGTCAATGTAAGTATCAAGCGTTGCATTTCCGTCTGATACGCGAATTGACAAACCTTTGCTGAATTGAGAAAAGTTGCCGCGAAGTGTTTGGATTTCCATGGCCTAATAATTGTTCTGGTTAATAGTGTTGGCTAGTGCAGGCACCGGCAGCGCCCAGTGGGGGAGCCAGTGGGTTTCTCTGAAAAATTGGCTGGACTCGGCCGAAGGGTGCGGCCTTTTCTGGTGCCAGTCGCCAACACCATCTAACGCCACGCGGAACAACCAGCAGTGCCCCTCCGCATCGCAATCCTCCGGCCCCGGCAGGCGCTCGCTCGTAGGCACCGGCTCGATGGCGGGGCGGCCATAGCGGGCAAGGACGGCGCGGGCGGCGTCCTCGAATCCCACCTGCCCCATAGCGTCAGAGCCGCCGCAGTGGACGTAGTAGAGAAACGCCAGCTCGTCATCAGTCGGCCCCTGCGGCTCGGGCTGGGCGGCAACAACAGCCTTCAGCTCCCGCAGTTCGCGGTAGATGAAGTAATCCTCGGGGTCGTCGTAATTCAGATCCAGCGCCTGATCCACAGCCGTTTCAGCGAGGAACAGCAGGCGTTCGATCAGCTCTTGGTCAGTCATGATTAGTCTCCTTCTTTAATGGGTTGAAATAGTGAACCGCACTGTTTCGACTTGCTGGATAGTCGCCATTGCGGCGTCTGATTCTGCTCGTAGACGTTTAATACAGTGCTCAGGCCATTGGTCGTTGTGCAAGATTGCATCAATAGCAGCAACGCGCCTTGCAAGGACGCTATAAGCCAATGCGTAGTCAGTGGGGATAGCCTCGATGCGTTCACGCTTAATTTCAAACATGGCCATTAGTTCTCCTGGTTAATAGTGTTGGCGGGGCGGCCCCAGCGGGCGAGGACGGCGCGGGCGAAACAATGTTGTTGCGTTGGCCACGATCCTTGGTCTTGTCCAGCCGCCCAGCTCCAGAGATCACAGATCGCCTCATCCGTCGGCCCCTGCGGCTCGGGCTGGGCCAGGGCGGCAGCTTTAGTGCGCTTTACAGCATCCGCCCATTTACGTGTCCAGTCATCTACCTCCACTTCGTTGAGGTGAACCAGCTCTTGGCACAGTGCACGAAAAGTGTCAGTCATTGCCAGCCTCCAGCACTGGCGCTTGGCTAATCAGAGCCAGCAGAGTGTCACGTTGCCGATGACGAACAGCAGCACGAGCAGCAGCAGCAGCAGCACGAGCATTAGCAGCAGCAGCAGCAGCAGCAGCCCAAGCAGCAGCATCAGCAGCACGAGCAGCAGCAGCATCAGCAGCAACAGCAGCAGCATCAGCAGCACGAGCAACAGCCCAAGCAGCACGAGCAGCACGAGCAGCAGCAGCAGCAGCCCATTCCTGACCACTGGCAAGCAGATCTATACCTGCAATAACAGGATCAATAACTACCTGAACCTCATCAGGTTGCTCAGGCAATGCACGCAGCTCAGCAGCAAGAAACTGCCAGCCGACTTTGCTTAAGTCTTTACCATCGCAGCCCATTGCATCAGGCAGTGCCGCAAAAAACGCTTTGGCTTCATCATGAGGGAGCGCTTCAAAGATCGACTCAGCAATACGCTGCACCATTACAGGCAAGCCGTAGGTTTGTTCGTTAATCCCTGGATCGTCAGAGTGCGCCAAGCACCCAATAAAGCAACCGCGTTTGCTGCCTTC